CAATCTGCACAAAGAGGATTATTAATTAGTGGTGATGCCGGTACTGGTAAATCTCACTATGTTAAACAAGCATTTATTACTACAAATAGTAATCTTAAAGTTGATTATCAAAAATCAAAAACATTTACTGCACCTGCATTATATGCTAAATTATGGGAAAATAGACATAAAGGTGATGTTGTTGTATTTGATGATTGTAGTTTAGAATCATTGACAGGAGAATCTTTTAATAAGTTTGTAAGTTGGATGAAAGGTGGATTGGAGATATCCAAAGATAAAAAAATGATTGGTTATGAGGCAGCAAGTAAAAATAAATTATTTGAAGAGTTAGGTGTTGAATCAGAATTTAGTTTTGAAGGTTCTATTATTTGGATTACAAATGCTAGATTTGAAAAGTTAGCTAAAAAGTTTGGTGACCATTGGGATGCAATTCAAACTCGTTTTATGGGTATTCAGGTATTTTTAACAAAAGAAGAAAAATATATGTACACACAACATTTGATAAACGAAATTGAAATGTTGGGTAAAAATTGTGAAGCTATTGAGGGTGGATATAGTAATAAAATAATTGATGCAACAATAGAGTATTTGGATGACAATTATGAAAACTTAAAAGAAATTACACCTAGAGTTGCAGTTAAAGTTGCTGATACAATGAATAGTTATCCTGATATGTGGCAAATAATTCTCAACCAATCCTTAAATGAAAATGAATAATAAAATAGAATGGAAAAAGAGTTCTATTGATTATGATAAATTAAATCAGATTACTCATAAAAGTTTAGTAAGTTCACAAGAAAAAAGCAGTGAATGGAAAGAGAAAATTAGTAAATCTAATAAAGGAAAAGTAGTATCAAATGAATCTAAAGAAAAAATAAAAGAATCATTAAAGATATTGAGAAATAAGTTATCAAAAGAAGAACGTAAACTAATATATGCTAATAATGCAATGTTAGGAAAAACTCATTCAGAAGAAACTAAAAACAAAATACGCGAAAAGGCAATAGGTAGAATCATAAGTGATAAACAAAAAAAAGATATAAGTAAAAAATTATCAGTTCCAATTATTGCAACAAACTTATCTACTGGTATAAAAACTGAATATTCATCACAAAAAGAAGCATCAAAAACTTTAGGATTAACTGGCATATTGCACGTACTAAAGGGAAGAAGCAAACAATGTGGTGGATATTATTTTGAATATAAAGATGTTATTTAGAATGATTCTAAATTTCATAAAATATGCTAATTTCTTCGTGTTTGAAAAAAATCCTTGTAGTTATTAGTATAGAACATAAACAACAAAAGTATGGCAAATAAAAACATAATCATTTACAAATCGCATTGGGAACTGATAGAACAATTATCAGTTGAACAAGTTGGAAACCTTATGAAAGGTATTGCGAAATTTTCCAACGATGAAGAGGTATCATTTACTGACCCATTACTCGTTGGTATATGGATGGTAATGAAAAGAGATTTTGTGGTTCAGGCTGAAAACTATGAAAAGAAAAAAGAAGCCAATAAAAGGAATGGTAAATTGGGTGGAAGACCAAAAGCCAATTTATCCGAAGATAACCCACAAAACTCAAATGGTTTATTAGAAACCGAAGATAACCCAAATAACCCAATGGGTTTATTGGAAACCCAACCTAACCCACAAAACCTTAAAGAGAAAGAGAAAGAGAAAGAGAAAGATATAGAGAAAGATATAGAGAAAGATATAGATAAAAAGAAAGTAAAAGCTAATAGCTTAAAAGCTAATAGCAATACAGTTTTATTTAGAAATAAGTTATTACCAAGTGTAGATACAGAAGTTTTTGAAAATAAATTTGCTGAATTTCTTTGATATATCAGAAATATTTCGTATCTTTGTAAAACAATTAAAAAATTAAAAGAATGGTAAAGAAAGTATATTGTGATGAGAGAAGTGAACTCTCAACTTATGTTTCAGGTAGTAGATTAAGAATCACTATGAAACGTTGGAATGGTGACACAGAACTACACCTATCCTTGTTCCCATCAGATTTAGAACAACTGATTGATGATTTACAAAAATCATTAGCTACAATAACCACAGTAGCTGAAGCATCCGCTCAAAACTTTTCTAAATTAAATTTACAAAAGGAAATGGAAGATGCCTTTGCGCAAGTGTACACAATTGATAAAAATGGAAAAGCAGTTAGAAAAGATGTATAATAAAATAATAATAGAAGTTGGTGGTAATGCCGGTGATGATACTCAAAGATATGCATCAATACCAGATACATTTGTTTATTCATTCGAACCAGTGCCTTTATTGGCGGGTAGATTGAAAGATAAATTTAGAGATACACCTAACGTTGAGATTCTTCAATTAGCAGTTTCAGATTTTGATGGACAAGCAGAGTTTGGTATATCAGGTCCCGATGAGACTTGGAATATGGGTTGCTCATCTCTAAATAACTTTAACTCTAACATTGGTAATGAGTGGGGTGGAAGAAAAGATTTCCAATTTATGGATAAGACATTGACAGGAGTGATGAGAATGGATACATTTATGCACGAATGCAATTTAGATGAAATAGAATTCCTACATTGTGATGCACAGGGTTCTGACTTAAAAGTTCTTCAATCATTTGGAGAAAAGTTACATTTATTAAAAGCCGGTAGAGTGGAAGCAGCTAATACTGTTTCCCTTTACGATGGCGTTGATAATTCAGTTTATTCTATCATTAAGTTTTTAGAAGAAAATGATTTTCATATTGATGCAATTGTTAATCACTTTGGAGAAGAATTGAAATCAACAGATGAATTACCAAACTCTACGGAAGAGGTTGATGTTTACTTTACAAATAAAAAATACTATAATGAACGTAGAGAACTTACTTACTAAAAAGATTATTGAGTTAGATACCGAAGAAATGGATTATCTATTACAAAACGCAACTTACGGACAGATATACGAATGGATGATGGATGAACATCAGAGATTAAGAGATATGTTTGCTGAGATGGTTTATGAAATTAATACAATGGAAATGCTAAACTTTATTAATAGAGATGATGATGAAGAATAGTAACGTTGTTAAAATATTGTGTGCTGGTTTAATGCCATTCTCCAGTACACATAGGGGAAGGATTGCTTCATTCGTTTAGTTCTATACATATATTCTTTGATTATTTGAGCACCTTCCCCGCTATTTTTACTGAAGTTTGTTTATTTTCAAAGGGTGCTGTTTCTAACGGCATCCTTTTTCGTTATCCTAGTAATTATTAGTAGAACTAATGATACAATTATGAAAGAAGAAATAAAAGAAATACCATTCCTGCCACATTACTACATTTCCAATTATGGTAATGTTTACTCAAATAAGAAATGTAACCATTTGCGTAACACAACTGAAATGAGAATCCTAAAACCAAAGATAACAAAGCAGGGTTATTATTTCTTTGGGGCATATGTAATACCACAAAAGAAACAATGGTATAACTTACATAGAATGGTATGGACAATGTTCAAAGGGCCAATACCATACGGATTACAAATTGACCACAAAGATGGTGACAAATCTAATAATGAATTAAGTAATTTAGAATTAGTAACACATCAGGAGAACACACATAGATATTGGGTAAGAAAGAATGGTAAAACGGATTAAGAATTGGGACAAACTAAATAAAACTCACATTGGTTACGGAGGTACTTTCTATGAAATACTAACTGATAAGGTTATAGAAACTGATACCGAAAGTGCATATGGTTTTGGATTATGGGATTTGGATGAATTTGTATTATCAGGTAAATTAGTAATAACACAGGCAACACAAACTGATTTAACAACAGGTGAAACAAAAAAATATGATGAGTACACTGTAAAATTGAGAACGTATAACTCTTCAAAGTTAGTAGCACAATATGTTATGTTTGAAGAGCACGTAAAAAACTTTGATTTGTTTAGAGTTTATCTAAAACAGGTGTGCCAACAAATGTTAAGTAAAATAAAAGAAGCAAACGAATGGAAAATAACAAATGGATACACCATATAAAGATTGGTGATTACGTTGAGGCACTAATCCACATTATCACATTAGGATACGGAGCTAGATTATCAGAGTGGATAGCAGTAGATGTATTAGGATACGATAGTTGTGGATGCTGCGAAAGAAAACAATGGTTGAATAGATTAACCAATCCACACTACGATGGAGAATGCAACCAAATAAAATTATTTTAATTATGGAACAACAACAACCACCGGTGCCAGAATCACGTTACGCACCTTTATCATTTGAAGAATACTTACATCTTAAAGAAACTTTAACCGGCATAGGTTCTCACCTACCTACACACTTAATGGGATACACCTGGGGATTGTGTAATCGTATTAGAAATGAGAAAACACCACAACCCTGCAGTTGTAAATCATCTGGTGGATTATGGGCAGGATGTGTGAATACACTTCGTAGTTATGTAGATAGATTTGAGGATGTTAAATAAGGATGATGAAAATAGAAGAAGATTAGAGAATCTCTACAAAGAATCACATAGTTGGTTGATGGCTGTTGCGTTCAATACATCGAAGGACAGAGATATTGCAAATGAATTAGTATCAGAACTATATCTTTATTTGGCAGAGAAAATAAATCCATCCTTATGGTGGGGAGATAACTCAATGAATCTAATGTACTGCCACGCATTCATTAAGACGAGATACATCAATAAGATTAAAGTATCACAACGTTTAAGTACCATATCTCCACACTACGATACGATTGATGAAGAATATGATATAGAGTTCGATGAGAAGTTAGATATCGCTTACAATCAAACTATTGAAGAATTAAAGGCGATGGAAAGAACAAAGAATTGGCCTGCATCTAAACTTTATCAAATCTATTCATTCACCGAAGATATGACGTTGGATAAGTTAAGTAGAGAAGTAAAGATATCAAAGAGTACCGCATTCCTACAAATTAAAAAAGCAAAGAAACACCTAAAGGAAACTATAAAGAATCCGTTTAGATAGAGGGGGCATATTCTGCTTCTCCCGAACGAACGGTTAGTGTTAAATACAATCTATCCAATGTGTGTTAAAGTAGTATAAATAACGAAATAAAACGATGAAATTTGAAAAAGGAAATCAGTTAAGTAAGGGTAGACCGAAAGGTGCACTTAATCGTTCTACTGAACAAATCAAACTTACATTGGCGAGAGCTGCTAACCGAACATTGGATACGTTAGGTGATGATATAGAGAAGTTAAAGAAAACAAATCCAGAGAAAGCGTTAGATTTATCCTTAAAGTTATTAGAATATGTTACACCTAAACTCCGTGCAGTTGATGTAAATGCAACTATGGAGATTGACCAACGCATACACTCTATTAACGTAAACATAAATAAGAGTGGAAGTAACGATTAACACATCGATAACCTTTGAACATCTATTAGATGCCAAAACGCGTGTTACTCAACATATAGGTGGAACGCGTAGTGGTAAAACCTATGCTATTCTTCAGTTCCTTATTATGAGAGCATTGGAGAAGCGAGAGAGTATAACGATAGTTCGTAAAACAATCCCATCTCTGAAAAGGACAGTAATAAAAGATTTCAAAGAGATAATGCAATCATTAGGTATATGGCAGGAGAGTTCATTCAATATATCAGACAGATTATATACATTCAGTAATGATTCACAAATCCTATTCATATCAACTGATGATGCAGAAAAACTAAGAGGCATCAAATCATCTATACTATTCGTAGATGAGGCATCAGAGATTGATGAGGAGAGTTACTTCCAATTATCTATCCGTACCACAGGCAGAATTATATTAGCATACAATCCAACTGTCTCACCATTCCATTGGTTACGCCAAATGCAGGATTGTGAAAGATACAATACCACATATAGAGATAACACTTATTTAGAAAAGGCAATCGTAATGGGTATTGAAGAACTTAAACAAAAGAATCCAAAGTATTGGAAGATATATGGTTTAGGTGAGTATGCTGCTAATGAAAGAGCAGTGTTTAACTTTGATACAATAGAATGGTTGCCAACTAATGAAGATGGAGAGGTAAGTGCAGAGTTTGTTTGTTTTGGATTAGACTTTGGATTCTCACAAGACCCTACTGCATTAGTTAGTGTTTGGAAAGATGGACAGGATTTATATTTTGTTGAACACCTATACGAAAGAGGAATGGTAACAAACGATATACATAATTTCTTAAAGAGTGTAGTAAATGGTAGAGAAGAGATATACGCCGATAGTGCAGAAGGTAGATTGATAGAAGAACTATATCGATTAGGATGGAACATAAAGCCGGTGAAGAAAGGACCTGATAGTATTAGGTTTGGTATATCAGTAATGCAGAACTATAACATTAAGATACCACGCTCTTCACAAAACTTAATAAACGAAATG